GGCGGTCTCGCCGGTGATGGGGTTCTGGTCACCGGTGATGGTACCACCCACGGCCACGGCACCCGCACCACCCAGGGCGTTCTCGCGGTTGTAGCTGATGGCGTTGCCTTCCACCCCGTCGAACGGGAGGATATCGAACATCTGGTTGACGGTGATCACGTTCTCGATGATACCGACGACCAGATCATCCTGGGAAAGCTTCGCGCTTTCGGCAAGAGTCACGGTGGACATGATGTAGCCCTCCTAGGCTGAATTCCGAAGTGACAAACGAAGTACCGGTTCACCCGGTATGTCGCCCGACCACGGATCACCCTCGGTGGGCTAGTCATGCACAATATACCCTGTCGCCGCCACCAAGTGCAAGCGTTACCTGTTGGCCAGCCCCTGACTGATCTTGCCAACGCTGTCGCGCTTGTCACCCTGCGGCATGGGCTTGCCGTGGCGGGTGGGCTGCGTGCCGCCACCACTGCGGTCCTCGCTCTTGAACAGCACCTTGAACTTGTCGGTGCCGCGCATCTCACCCACCAGTTCGGCGATGGTCATGGGCTTGCCGGTGGTGCCGCTGTACCGCAGCGACTTGTCGCCGGGGTTGACCACCTGCACGGCCAGCTTGCCATCGTCCTCGGCCACCTGCACCTGGCTCACCACATGGGGCAGCGCCAGTTCCACGTCCACCGCGTTGGCCTCAGCCAGCGCACTGGTGGCCGCACCAGTGACCAGAACCTGGTGAAGCTGGCCGGTCAGCGCCTGCTCGCGCTTCTCGCGGGCCTCCAGTTCCTTGGCGTGCTTCTCGGCCAGGGCATCGGTCGCAGCCTTCACGGCCTGGTCCTTGTCCTGCCCGCTCTTGTCCTTGTTCGCCTTCTTGGCCTCGTCGATGGCCTGCTGCACCGACTCGGCGATGGTCTCGGGCGTCTCGCCATACTCGGCCAGGGCCGACAGGTCCACGACCTTGCCCTTGTGGGCACGGGCCTCGGCACGCGCCGCGACCAGGGCCGTGTTCAGTCCGGTGATGGCGCTCACCGCCGACTTCACCTTAGGGTCATCGGTGTCCAGCTTGAACTTGCCACCATCGCCCTCCACGTACAGTCCGCGGAAGTCGTTGGGAACCTGGTCGATGCTGTCCACCACTTTGCGCTCTGCGAAATTCCATTCCATGCTGTTGCTCCTCTGTGGATCACCCACTAACGTACGAAGGGAACTTGCGCTTCAACTGCACCAGCGTCAGCTCGGCTCCCCGCCTATCAACGAACTGTTCCAACCGCAGCCCCTTCCTGAACGCCTTGCCCTTGGCCACGCCAAGCACTTCGTTCTGGAAGGCCACCGGCTGCTTCCGCAGCCAAGCGTCGTATCGCAGCCCGGCAGGTACCTACCCAACCGCATCCCGTGCCCACGCCTTGCGGGTGCGTGCGATGGCAGCGGTGCGCTGCTTCGTGGTCATGCGCTTCCAGCGTGCCGCCCCCACCTTGTCGCGGGTCTCGGCACGAAAGTCTCGTTCACGGAACCGTCGTGTGCGGGTGTCCCGCACGTAGGCCCGGCTGCCCATGCGGGCAGCGATACCGTCCGGATTCAACACACCCACCATCTGGCTGCGGCACTGCGGATGCGCCGGGGGGCGTGCCGAAGGCGGATCCAGGTGCGGCTCAGGCACCCCGTCCATGGTCATGCCGTCCACCGGGGCGTAATGCCCATCACGCCCACGGCACACGGCGGTGGTGCGTCCGTCCAGCATGGCGCTCCACATTTCCACACTGAGCACGTCACTGTTCGCCTGGAAGAAGGCGTCACGTGCCGTGCTGCTGGCGTGGTTCACGGCGGTGCGCACAATGGCTTCGGCGTTACGACGTGACATCTCCATGCCCGCCTGCACACGCGCCGCCATCTGCGGCACGCTTTCACCCTGCAGCACGCCAAGCTGCAGGGCTTCCATGATACGTCGTTGGTCGGCAGCCCGCACGCCATCCCACCACTGGCCCAGGGTGCGGGCCGCGTTGGCCCCACCACTGAACGGCTGCGTGGTGACCAGCGCCACCAAGCGCTCGGTGCCTGCCAGGGCGAAGTCCAATTGCACCGGGATGTGTGCCTGCACCAAGCCGTGGGCAAAGTCCTGTTCAGCCTTGGCCAGGTCAATCATGCTTTGGCGATTGGCTGCCTTCATCTGCTGCCAGCTTGCAGCACGCAGCTCGCGGATGTCCGCCTGCAGGCGCTTCCACCGCTGGCTGGTGAAGCTCATGTCGGTGGTCAGGCGGCTGCGCAGTAGCTCGTCCAGTTCGCGATCCGCCAAGATGGCAATGCGACGCACTTGCTTGACTTCGCCACTGCTCAGGTTTCGCAACCCTATGCCGTGGCGAATCTGCGCGTCAAAGTATGCCTCTTGTGCAGCCACTACTTCACCACCGAGTGCACCACGTTTTCGGGATGCGTGTAGATGTCCAGCTTGCCAGCAATCTGCACGGCCTTGTCGGCGTTGGCACCCGCGTGCATGGCACCCAGGGCGATGTCGCCACCACTGCCCCAGGCCATGGGGCACTCCACCGGCACCAGCACCGGCTGGCTAGTTATCTGATACGCCTGGCCATGGCCATCAGGAATCACGATCAGCGTGGTACTGTTGTCCGGATCCTGCGCAGCCTTGGGAAACTGCTCCGGCTTCTTCCCATCCACGTACCACTGCAGCATCAACTGGCCGATCTCGTACACGCCAGTACACGCCGCGATGGTGCCGTCATCCAGCACGAACAGCTTGTCCAGCAGGTGCATGCGCTCATACGTCACGCCACCCCTGTCAGCCGCGATTGTTTTGCCGTCCCAGGCTACGGTGCTCACTCATCAGCCTCCTCTTCCGGCTCGTCTTCCGTTTCCATCACCGGCACGGCGAACAGGTTCATGGCCTCGGCCTCAATCTGTTCCTCATCCGCCTCCGGGTCGTAGTTGTCGCTGAGCACGCCGAACGCCTTGAGCTGCTCCACGTAGGCCACGCGGCTGATATCCTTCGCCTTGCGCAGATCACGCAAGGCGTTCAGCATGGCAGCATCGGCAGTGATGACGCTGAAGTCGGTGGCCATTTCAGCGTTGCCGCCATCGTCCAGGCCCTGCCACTTGGCCGTCAGGTCCAACACCTGATTGAGCGCGAAGCCGAAGCGGCGGGCCATGTCCTGCAGCGGGCTGGTGGCCTCGGCGCTGTCCAGGGCGCGGGCCGTGGCGGTGGGGTTGCCGGGGCGCTTCTTCATGAACTGCGCACCATACTCGGCCATCTGGCCTTCCAAGTCCTGCAGGTCGTTGCGACCGGCTTCGATGGCCGCACCACTGTGCTCCACGTAGTAGAACTTGCCATTGGGATCTGGACTCCACAACCACTGGTTGGGACCGACGGTCAGCTTCTTGCTCTTGTCCACGCCACCACTGAGCGCCAGGATGGGGAACCGTGCGGTGGTCAGCACGGAACGCTGGTCGCTGGTGCTCTGCCAGTGTGCGATGTTCATGTCAGCCAGATCGCCCAAGGGCGGCACACCGAGCTGGAAGCCGGTACGGTGGGCATAGAAGGTGACGAGCGGGATGGCGGGCATGGTCATGGTGTACTCGTCCACCTTGATCCAGTCGATCTTGTCCTTCTTGCGCTGCTCGGGGTCCGGACGCCAGAGCGTAACCTGGCACCCGGCAGGATCGGCCACCACTTGCTTGATCTGCTGCACCGGCACCTCGGCGAAGCCATCGCGCTCTGTCACGCATTCCAGTATGCGCACCTCGCGCAGCACCTCGCGCCCGTCCACCATGTCGGCGTCGGCGAACAACAACTCCTCCGGCCGGATGTGAATCCAGTAGGGGCGCACCCCCTCGGCAGCATCATCGGCCAGGGTACGGGGCGCACCATCCTCGCGCGTGCTGCTGGTGCGGGGGTAGTCCACGAATACATGGCTGTATGCCTTGGCCACGCCATCGCTGAACCACTCACGGCAGAACACATGGACATCACTGCCCACCAGGTCCACGTTGTCCAGCAGCGACTCCACCTGGCCGGGCACCTCGGTGAACAGGATGGGCTCGCCGAACGGCATGCCCACCAAGGTTTCCAGTGTGATACGCGTCATGTTGAGCAACGTGGCACGCTGCAGCCGCTCCTTGTACGCCTTGTCCGATTCACCTTCGTGCTGGGGCAAGTAGGCCGTGCCCGCCTGGCGCATGGCATCGGTCCCGTCCAGCACCGTCTGCACCTTGTTCCACTTGGCCTGCATCTGCTGATAGGCCAGGCTCGTGGTCGCGGGGGTGTTTTCGTTCATTTCCACGTACCTACCTCAATGGACTGGTCACGGTGGTTGACACGATAACGGGCTTCGTCACCGATGTGGTCTTCACCTTCTTTGAGCACGTCGTCCATGTTCTTCTTTTCATCACGCTGCAGTACCGGGAACGTGCGGCGGAACTGTTCACACCGTTCTAGCACAAACAAGCCGGGCTCTTCACGTGGGCTGGTATCCACAGGCTTGGCATTCTTCAGCCACTTGCGAACCTGCTCCCAACCATGGACACGGCTGCCGGAGCTGTTGTCGGCGGGCTCCCATGTGATGCCCACCAGTTCCATGTCCCCTGCAACCGTCAAGTCCGCAGCATATTCGTTCCAGATGCTGCTATCAGCAGGGCCGTCATTCACCCTGCCCCAAATGCCCCAGTCCTGTTCGCGATCACGAATGCCCAGGGCAATGTCTCCGGCAAGCATGCGCAAGCCCTCGTTCGGCTTGCCAGTCCAGCCATACCATTCGGCAATGCGATAGAGGTCACCGGCGACCGTGCCATAGGTGTGTCCATTGTAGGTAAACGGTTCGCCGTTGCTTTGCGCCCACCAGCCCACACTGAACGGGCTGCTGCTGCCGTGATCGTAGCTGCGATCAAGGTACCACCTGCGCGGCAACAAATGCAAGGGGAAGTCAGGCACCAAATGCACACGGTTGTCCCACATGTCGTCGAACATGCCACCGGCCACAATGTCCCAGTCACCGTTCATCCACGCCTTGAGCTCAGCCGCGTTCCTCGCCGAAGCCCGCAGACGCTGGATGTAACCGGGGTCCGCATGCAGCATGATCTTGTTCTCTGTCAGCAT